CTGTTGACACTGCTGCTGATTATTATCAACTAAGATTAGCAACTAGTAATAGAACCTACGCTCCATTAATAGATCCAGGACCTTTTGGTTCTGACCCTGATTATTGGAATATATCATTTTCTGTTGTTGCAGACATGGATGCAAATGATACGGCTATTGTTTCTTTAAGACAACAAGGGGGAACTCAACAAACAGATATTGATGATGCTTCACATTTTTCAGGATGTTTATTAGCATGACGAAACAATCAACCTTAAAGGAGGTAACACATGGCTGATCACAAAAAAGAAGTAACATTAACAGATTTACAACAAACAATTCTGTCTAATGATTTATATAACGATACAGATAATGCTGGTCTGGACGATTGGATACAGAAAGCAGTTGATGGTAAAATTAACAACTGTTGGAAACGTATGCAACGTGAGTGGACTGATAAGTTGATGAATGATGACTCATTCACAGACCCTATTCCATCTAATCAAGCAGACTTTGTAGCACTGGTCACGGCTCGTTCTGATTATAAAAACAGAAAAGCTCGTGATGACGCGAATGGCATGAGCTAATGTTTGGCGTTCGCTCATTTGCAGCAACAACGTTTGCCAGCACAGGTAATGATGAAAACTTCATCATTATATCTGGTAATGAGCTAACTACATCTATAGGCGACGTTACAATACTAGGTGTTGCCGAGCATCAAGTAACGGGCAACGCGATTACAGGCTCTACAGGTTCTGTAACAGTAACAGCTGGAGCAACAGTCACAGTAAGTGGTAATGCTGTTACAGCGACAATTGGTGATACAACACTTAGTGGAGACGCAAACTTTGCGGTAACCGGTAATGCAGTCACATTATCCACTGGAACTGCGGTTGCAAAAGCAAATGCAGATGTAGCAGTTACAGGTAGCCAAATCGGCACAATGGCTACTGGAACGGTGACTATTACAGCAGATTGCGTAGTTATACCTACAGGCAGCTCGATCACTGTATCGACAACAAGTGCTGGTGTAATTACATGGAATGATATAAACTTGAACGCTAGTCAAACATGGACAGAGGTAGCAGCATAGGATATAAATAATTATGGCATCATCATTTTCTACATCACTAAAACTTGAAAAAATGACAACCGGTGAAAAGGCCGGTTTATGGGGCACGGTCACTAATACAAACCTTGATCTAGTAGAACAAGCTGTAGGTGGCTATGTTGAGCTAAGCTTAGCATCTGGTAACCAAACACCAGCTATCAGCGATGGAGCTGCATCAGATGGTCGTAACAAAGTCATAAAGCTTACAGGCACACTATCAGCTAACAGACAATTGATATTTCCAGACTCTTGCGAAAAGACATATCTTGTAATCGATGGCACAACTAGAAGCTCGAGTCACTATACAATAACAATTAAAACAAGCTCAGGAACAGGTGTAACAATGCCTGTTGGATCTACGATGCTTGTAATTGTAGATGGCACAAACGTGATTACAGGTATTACACAAAAAGGTTACGTAACCACAACTAACGCGTATACAGCTGTAAACGGTGACCAAGTTATTGTAGATACAAGTGCGGCTGCTGTGACAGTTACATTGCCTGCAAGTCCAGCTGTTGGCAACGAGGTGCACTTTTTAGATGGTAAACTCAGTTTTAACTCTAACAACTTAACGATTGCCAGAAACAGTCAACCAATACAAGGTGTAGCCAGTGACTTAACTGTCAGCACAAACGGACAAAGTTTTACACTTGTATACGCAAATTCAACAAAAGGTTGGGTCAAGAAGCACTTTGCTGGAACGTAAGAGGTTTATATGGCTCTTATTGACTTTAAGATTTTACCAGGAATAGATAAACAGAATACAACCAAAGGTGCAGAGAACCGTTGGATTGATAGTGATAATGTGCGTTTTAGATATGGCTTACCAGAAAAAGTTGGTGGTTGGTCATCTCTCGTTGATAAAAGCATTGTTGGCGTAGTTAGAAGCCAACACCCATTTATTGATAACTCAGGTAATAGATACGTTGCATTAGGCACGGATAAGTTTTTACTATTATACTTTGAGGGACAGTTGTTTGACATATCACCATTTGATTCAGCAAGACAACAAACAAGTTGCACACTTGCAACAACAAACGAATCAACGGCAGTGACAATCACTACAGGATCAGATCATTCATTAGAGGTTGGTGATATAATTTTACTTGACTCTGTAACCTTGCCTAGCGGAACGGGGCTTAGCGCTTCAAACTTTGAAGATGCAAAGTTTATGGTTAACACAGTTCCTAGTCCTAAAACATTTACAATCACATCAAGCGCTGCTGCAAGTGCAAGTATATCAACTGGTGGTTCTATGACTGTAGAATTTTACACAAAAGTTGGACCACAGATACAAACATATGGATACGGTTGGGGTGTTGGACAATGGGGTGGAACTGTTGCTGGAGCTACAACATCTACAATAAACGAAGGTGGCACATTTAGTGATAGTGATACAACTCTAACCCTTACAAGTGCAGCTGCTTTTCCAAGCTCTGGCACAATACAAATAGGTAGTGAGTTGATAACATACTCTGGTAAGTCTAGTAATGACTTGACAGGACTATCAAGAGGTGCAAACGGCACCACTGCTGCATCACACTCTAATGGTGCAACAGTTACAAACGCATCAGACTTTAGTGGTTGGGGCGTTGCAGTGCCAGCGGATCAAACAACACTAGAACCAGGACTTTGGTCACTAGATAACTTTGGTGAAGTGCTGATAGCGACCATTGCAAACGGTGAGACTTTTACATGGAACGCTGCAGCGACAGACAGACTAACTGTTAGAGCGTCAAAAAGCACAAGTGGTTTTGCAACCACCAATAACCCTACAGCATCAAGATTAACTTTAGTGTCGCCTACTGCTCGTCACTTATTACACTTTGGAACAGAAACAACAATAGGCACAGCTAGCACACAAGATGACATGTTTATACGTTTTTCTGTGCAAGAGGATATAAACACTTACACACCAACATCAACAAACACAGCCGGCACACTTAGATTACAAGACGGCACAAAGATTGTTGGGGCGTTAAAAGCAAAAGAAAGTATCTTGGTATTTACAGATAATGCTCTGTATACGATGAAATATATAGGATCACCTTTTTATTTCAATCTAGAACAGGTAGGCACAAACTGTGGTCTTATTGGTCGTAACGCAGCTGTTGAGGTTGATGGTGTTGCATATTGGATGAGCTCAAAAGGTTTTTTACTATACGATGGAACTGTAAAAACACTGCCTTGTTCTGTCGAGGACGAGGTGTTTGATAATTTAGATACGACAAAAGGACAACAAATATCAGCAGGACTAAACAATTTATTTTCTGAAATAATATGGTGGTATCCTACAGATAGTGATTTTAATAACAGAGCTGTGTCATACAACTACGCAGAGTCAACAGGTGTTGCTGGTGGAGTTTGGGCGTTATCTACAGAGGCAAGAAGTTCGTGGATGGATGCAAAGATATATGAAAGACCATATGCAACTAAGTTTGATACATCAGGCACAGGCACATTTCCTACAATATTGGGTGAGAGTGGTCTTGGACAGACAAAATACTTTCAACATGAGATAGGAACAGACCAAGTTAATGAGGATGGTTCTGTTACAAAAGTAACATCAACATTACAATCATATGATCTTGACCTACAATCACAAGCTGGTGCTGGTGATTTGTTTGTATCTGTCAGCAGGTTTATTCCTGACTTTAAAACATTGAATGGTAATTCAGACGTAACACTATCTGTAAAAAGATTTCCGTCACAGACAGAAACATCATCAACTAATAGTCCTTTTACAATAGACTCTACAACTACAAAGAAAGATACCAGAGCTAGAGGTCGATATGTAAATGTAAAAATAGAAAACAAAAACGAGAATGAGTCTTGGAGATACGGAACACTGATGTTAGATGTAAGATCGGATGGAGCTAGATAATGTCAAGATTAAATGTTAGATTACCAGAACCAAAAGAAGACTACGAAGTTACTACACAAAGACAAATTAACAGAGCTGTAGCTGGTTTAGTCGAACAATTAAATACAACATACCAACAAGTTTTAAAAGATGAACAAGAGCAGGAGGCCTTCTTTCTTTCATAATGTCAAATAGTTTTAAAAACTCAAAAGTAGATCTTACAACCACGGACAACACAGTTCTGTATACTGTGCCAGCGGAAAGCACAGCGATTGTAAAGTCCATACTTGTATCTAATGATGATGCTAGTAATGCGTGTGAGATAACTGTAACACTGTTAAACACAGGTAATACTGTATTTAGCCTGTTTAAACAGAAGGACATATCTGCTAAAACAACAGTAGAGTTGTTGACCAATCCCTTGGTCATGAATGAAGATGAAGAGTTGAAAGTGCAGGCTGAAAATGCAAACGATTTGCATGTCGTCTGCTCGTATTTAGAAATAAAAAGAGAGTTTCAATAAGGAGGAACTATGGCATTTGAAGAACCAGGATCGGTAGCATACCTATACGAGGGCGATAAGAAGATAGCTCAAATAAAGGTTGACACTACTGTGGTATTAAAAAACTTAAAAACAGGCAAAGAATATAACTCTGATGCTGAGGGTGATGCTGATGTAGACGACCCAAATACAGAGACAAAGAGGGAAGATATATCAAGAAGTGTATATATAAAAGTCGCTAAAATGCCTGCTGTTGGGGCAGAATCTTAGTTGCATTTTATGGTAAAAGACAGTAAATTGAACAAAAGCCTTATATCAAGCCTAGGCCACTTGCATCATTACAATATAGGAATATAAGGAATGCCCTTTCATAAAAAAGTAAAAAAATTAATTAAAAAAGCGATACCAAAAGAGATAGCGCCTTTTGTGCCTGCTGTTGCAGGTATGGCTCTAGGTCCGATAGCTGGTGGTTTTCTTGGTGGTATTGGAGGCACACTGGCTGCAAAGGGTGGTATCAGTGCAGCTCTTGGAAAGGTGTTATCTAATCAAATGGTATCACAAGGTTTGGGTAGAGCGTTGGTTGATGTAGGCACACAAGCTCTGACATCGGATCGTATATCTCCGGCATCAGCTCTATTGTCAGGTGGACTGGGTGCTTTATCAGGTTATCAACCAAATGTTGTTGGTCCTGAGGGGCCACTTCAATTAACAGGTTTGCAAAAAGCAGGATTAAAACTTAGAGATCTTGGTAGAGTAGGTAATCTAGGAGATGATTTTGATCTATTGGCTGCAGCTAAAATGGCAAATGTAGGTGGCACATTAAAAGCTGCTGATGATGAGTTAGATGCACAGAAAGAAAGAGCTAAACAATTGGCTATGGAAAGTGCAGCTTTTAGAACAGGAGATAATGCAGAGAGAAGACAATCTATTATATCCGCTATGTTGGCTGCGGGTTTTGATAGAACAGAAGCTGAGTCAGCTGCTGCTGAAGAAGGATATGCAATGGGTGGTCGTGTTGGTTTTGATATGGGTGGTATGCCTGAAAGAGGTGGAGGCGCTAACGAAGAGGCTATGGCTGAAATGATGATGAACATGGAAAGTGATGAGTTTTATGTTGACGAAGAAGGTAATTTAAGAAGAATACCAAAGAAAAGACCAAGACAAAATACTAGGCCTGGAATGAATGAAGAGATGATGTTTGATTTGATGAGAAGGATGGATTTGAATAGAATGGGTAGACAAGATGGTGGTATTATGATGGCCATGTCCGATCCAGATCCAATGGCAGAGAGAAGTGATATGTTAGAAAATTTAGCTTTAAAATATTTTGGAAAACCATTAGATAAACTAAGTGACGATGAAGTCATAGAATTACAAGACTTGATGGATGACATGCCATTAAAATTAAATAAAGGTGGCAAGGTCCCAGGACTACCAGCAGGTAGACAAGTAGATGCAAGAGAGGGTATGTTTATACCAATGGGTGGAGCAAAAAGAGCTGACGATGTGCCGGCAATGTTATCTGTAAACGAGTTTGTATTAAACGATGATGCGGTCGCAGGGCTCGGTAAATTAATGACAGGTAATCCTGACCCAAGGGCCGGGGCTCGTGCTTTGTATAGAATACAAGATCAATTGGAGGCAATGGTATAATGTCAACTAATCAAAATATAACGCAAACGAGTATTGTAAAACCACCTAGTTATGTAGAAGGACCGGCTAAAGCCTTTTCACAAAGAATCACTAGTTTATTAGACCCAAGTAAAATAGAAGTTGATCCGTCAAAGTTTCAAGAACAAGTTGCAGGTCTATCACCTTTACAACAACAAGCTGCACAAATGGCAGCAACACAAGCAGGACTTGGCACATTAACATTTGACCCAGCAGGTGCAGTGTCAGGTGTTGGTCAAGGAACGGGGATCGCGGGCTTTCAACCTTTCTTGTCTGCTGCAGCAGGCATGACCGGTCCACAAGCTGCGCAAGCTTTCATGTCACCTTTTCAACAACAGGTGATTGATGCAACCAGACAATCGTTTGAAAGAGACAGAGCAGCAGGTAGACAAGCAATATCTGATGCTGCGATTCAAGCAGGTGCGTTTGGTGGTGGTCGAGAGGGTGTGCAAAGAGCTGTGTATGATGCAGAAACCGCAGCAAGATTGGCTGAACTAGAAGCTGGTCTAAGACAAGAAGGACTTCAAACTGCAAGAGATGAAGCGGCTAGACAGTTTGATATGCAAACAGGTCTTGCAAGATTGCAACCAGAATTAGCTGAAGGATTACAATCTGCACTATCTGGTTTTGGAACAACATCACAAGTTCAACAACAACAAGTTCTTG